AACGTGTCGTCCCCCATGTTGAGGATGCGTACATCTGGATGCCTCCCAGTTAGCAGCTGTCTCCAGGTCTCGCGAGGTAGGGACATGCCCACATCCCTAAGCAGCTTCAAGATGAACGCGAATCCAGTGAGGAAGTTGCAAAGGGAGTTGTGGGCGGCCCCCGAATCATTGCCTACCTTTAGATCAAAGGTAGCGGAGTCGAAGGGATTCCCCAAAAAGCGGTGACCTCGCCTTCCTAGATAATCCATGCGCAGGAGGATGGGACTTCGGACGAGGGTCAGACCTAGGGCGCGATGCGCATCGGGAATGCCGGGAAGCGTCCTATAGAGTGTCTCCACGACCTCAGTATGTTGACCCTGATCATAGTTGGACACATCCAGGGCCACCACCGCGGCGCACCCGGCCAACTTCTCCGCGATGTGCGCGGGGCCGCGGTGCGTCCAGGTGAAGCCGTAGTTATGCATCAGCCACGATTTCAGGGGATTGAAAATAAGGGCCTGCAAGGCCAAGGTTGGGAAGTTGGGGGCGGCCCAGGCAGTCCGCACTCGCTGACGGAAATGACCTGGAGCGCTGGCTATGGTTTTCTCAGCCGCGACTTCCTTCCCGAAGAAATCGATCACGGTGCGGGGCTTCGAGCGGGGGCCTCCCTCTTCCTTGGTGACAGCGTCCGCCTGCTTCCGCCGGGTGATAGCTCTAACGAAGGCCACCCCATGGCGGGACAGAAGGGTGATGAAGTCACCACGATGAACGAGCTCCGCGATGCTTCGTGCTTCCGCCACTCCGAGGCCGTAGCAGTACATCTTCCACTCAGGCTCAATTACCGGACTGGGCACACCCGCGCGGGATATCTTGCTGGCCTGGAATGGCTCCGGCCTGTAGTGAAAATCCAGTTCCTGGATGATCTCCTCGACCAGCGCCACCTGCTCCTTCCGCGTAGCCTCCCCTCCCTTGGGGCTGTTTTGGGGCTTGGCAGAGCCCATGGGGTTCATGGGATAACCCGTCACGGTCAACAGATTGTAAAAGTTCGTGCGGATTCCCGGAAGCTCAGCCACTCCGGCCATGGTCTTTGCTGTCGGAAACTCCTTCGTCAGCCGCTCAGCCAGAGCCTCCTGAAACCTCAGGACCGTGGGATCATCCGCTGCGTACTTACGACCCGCCGAGGCGAAAATCGCCTCGGAGCGGTCGGAGTGTACCTCATCCAGAAAGCGTTTGAATTGCGTTGGGTGTCGGGAATGTTGAAGGAGAGTGTCGGATATGGCCTGGTCTCGCATCCCTACACGTTCCCTTTCACTTGATGCATCGGCATGACCTCCGGTTGGAAGTCGCCCGAGACGCACAGCAGCCGGACGAGCCAGCTCATCCCATCTTTCAGGTTGGC